TTTTCTTGGTACCATAATCAGACTTGGAGTAATGGTATGGGCCGGATTTATAATTTCTTTAAACTACATCACATTACCTGGTATCACTGAAGATAGAGAGGTTAAGGATATCACATTTATTGCTTCGGTGTTTACAGGTTGCCTAGCTTCGTTCAACATTACGCCAGGTGGTAAGAAAAAGAAAACTGATGATGCTAGTGGAAGTAAATCATCCTGTCCTACTCAGATCTTACGTATTGAACAAGCTCCAATTAAAATAGTGACAGAGAGTACTGGTAAATGATATGTACAGTAACAGACCACGAAGAAACTGGGGAATCATAGCTGTAGTCTCACTTTTAGGGATATCTAATATTTCTATGATGAATACTTTAGTTTCTCATAAATTAAAAAATCCTTTTCCTAATATAAATTTACCAGTAGGACCTTATACAAGTTATAGAGTTGTTACTTCAGAAAAGGGATATAGTATCAGCTATAAAGCAAACGATCCTAAAATTTTAACTCGATTAAAGAATTTAGAAGAACCAAAAGGTTTATTTGGTAATAAGCAAACTAAATTACATTTAAGAGAAACTTATACAATGGCAGGTGAGGGAAGTAAAAGAGAGGTAGGGGGAACCGTAATGACTGATAAAGATATTGCTTGCATCAAAGTAGAAGGTAGTGGTAACTCTACAGGTAAGCTTGTAGGAGCCTCTGTAGGGGTTAAAGCTGCACCTGCATTTAGTAACATACCAATAGTCGGATGGCTTGCTGCTGGCTTTGTAACTATGTTTGCACAGGATAAAGGGTCAGAGATAGGTGGACAAATAGCTAGAGACTACAATGATTGTTAATAAGTTATTCTAGGGTTATACTCAAAATAGTTACTTATTTAACATGTCTTGCGAATCACATATGGAAGGATTACAGAATTTTGCAAAGCAATTAGAAGAACAGAAAGCAACAATCACAGCTCAGATTCAATCTTTAGATGCACAACTTGCTCAAGCAAAAAATTCATACATGAAAGTTGAAGGTGCTCAAGAAATTATTGCAATTCAAATTAAGGAAGAAGGAGCAAAAGCTGCTGTAGAAGCAGTAGTTCCAGAGGCAAGTGGTGATTAAGATGTTAAGGGAGATGAACAGAAATAGATATAAAGCCTTACAATTACTAGCAGATCACTTACGCACTCCATCAAAAGATTTATCTTTGAGTGCCATTTTTAATGATGTTAAAGATGAGGATCTTAAATGGGTAACAGAAAAAATTCATTATTATTTATTAAGACTTCTCGAAGATGCAGACTATGAAATAGAAGACGAAGTGGAGTTAGTTTCATTAATGGATTAATCAATACATTTGTGTAAGTTTATGCAGCATAAAGTTTCTACAAGGTTGCAAGGTACATGTGATTCACTGCGAGCAAGATCTACTAGCAAATTTAATTGAACTCTCTCCAAAAAACGCTCGCCATAAATTTCGACAATGTATATTTGAAGCTTGGAATTGGAAATGTGCATACTGTGACAAAGAATTAGACACAAAGTCTGCCACAATAGATCACATTCTTCCAAAATTTAAAGGTGGACATAATGTTAAATCAAATATGATTTGTTCTTGTTCTAAATGTAATAGATTAAAAGGCTCTAATCTTTTAGATGATTGGTATAATCCTACATACAAGTTTTACCAAGAGGATAGACTTGATAAGATAAAACAGTGGATGGATCAAGATAGTTCTATAAAAATTCTGTCCCCAGATAAAGCAACACCTTACATTACAAATGACTTCTACATCGGATGGGTCGCAAGCTGAAGAACAAGCAAAAGCTTTCGCAAGACAATATGCAAAAGAGTTTCAAGCAGAGATGGAGGAACCAATTGATGAGCTGTTTAAAATAAGAAAAAGTGACCCTTTAAGAGGAGAATTAGGGCAAGATTTAAAATCTAAGATACAATCAGGGGAGATAAAGGTTATGTAAATGCCTAAAGCAAATCCTAAAGATGTTCAAGCAGTAAATGACCATCTTGTTCAATGTCTTCGAGATTCAGTATTCGTTTTAAATCAAACTCAAGTTGTTCATTGGGGTTTATTAGGATCTAAGTTTTATCAAATACATTTATTAACTGGTGATATTCAAACTGAAATGGCTGAGGGTATAGATAATGTTGCAGAGCATATAAGATCTGTAAATGTAATGACTCCAATTGGTGTTGGTGATTTATTGACATCGAGAATAGCTGATATAAATTTATCTGATCCTTTTGATCAAGATAAGATTATTGCTGAATTAGGTGTTGCCCATGACATGCTTGCAGGTTTTTTTGAAGAGTTAGCCAAGTATGCAGGTGTGATTGGTGATGATCTTACACAAGATTTAGCTGTAGAACGTGGAAGAGTACATAAAAAAAATCAATGGCATCTTAGAGCTACAATGACTTATATGACTACTAATAAAACAAATACTGATGTCGAAAAGGGCAAAGGCTAAACAACTTTCAAAAGATCGATTGAAATGTAATAAACCTAAAAGGACTCCTAGTCACAAAACTAAGTCTCATGTTGTAAAAGCATGTAAAGATGGTAAAGAAAAAATAATAAGATTTGGTCAACAAGGTGTAAAAGGTGCTGGTAAAAATCCGAAATCATCAAAAGAAAAAGCAAGAAAGAAATCTTATTATGCAAGACACAATGCTCAAGATCCAAATCCTAGTAAGTTTTCTGCTAGATATTGGTCACATAAAACTAAGTGGTAAAATAAAATTAAATAAAAAATGTACCTATGGAAGTAATTGCTATTAGTTTTATTGTTCTTTTTGGAGGGTCTTATGGAGTTGGTACTATTTTATTAGGACGTAGACAAAGTGATGATCTGAATTAATTGCTCATTAATTTACTGTTGGTACTATATGTATAAAGGTTTTTATTTATATGGATGTTAACCTTCCGATAAATGTTGAGTTTTCTATTCATGCTGCATCTTTAGCAATCCAAACTTTAGATCGCTTAGAATTAGAAGAGGCATTTATTGAGCTTTTGCATCAAAAAGCATTAGATCGTCAGATGTTTTATGACATTATGAAAGATCATGGCATTGATGCCAACATTCAATTCCAGCTCTCAACTGATGGGCAAATTTCTTAAAGAACATGGCTACACGAACAATTGAAGCAACTTTAGATACATTCAGCGTCGATACTGGATCTGAGATTACATATCTAGGTCCTACAACAGCTGGTAATAAAGGCGATGCTGTAAGAGGATTTAGAGTGAATCCAGGAAGTACAGGTGATATTAAAGTAACTCTTGATAGATCAGAAGGAGTAAATACAATTCAAATTTTTCAAGAAGACGCATTTTCAACAGGTAGTGCTCCTGCTGGTTATCATAAATTTTTTGATATAGCCAAAGCAGGTAAAGGTAAAGGAGCTGTCGGTGTTACAGTTACTAATGCTGCTAAGAATTATGTTGTGCTTTTAGAATTAGATGGTTACTCTGAAGTAAGCTATAACGGATCAGTTGTCGTCCCTTAATTATAAATTATTTACTGAAAAAGGTTATCAATTAACAAAAAAATATACTGTTCCTAAAACTTATTTAGGAATGGGTAGGTATGCAGCTTATAAGAATTTTGGTGAAAGCGTTTGGAGAATAGGTTATGGAAGTGAATCTATTGACGATCATTATTTAGATGCCAATGATAAAGCTTCTCAAGATGATATAGATAAACAATTTTATGAGGATTTAAAACTTTTTTCCATAGAAGCTGAAAAATATATATTTGTAAATTTGAATAAGAATAAAAGAGCAGCTCTTCTTAGTTTTGCTCATAGTATTGGTTTATGTTCTTTTAAATCCTGTAAATTATTGGATCTGATAAATAGTTATGCATCTAAAAATAAAATAATAAAAGAGTGGAGTCCTTATATAAACCACATATGGATGTCAGGTGGGGATTTAATGACCTCCAGACGACGCACAGAGTTAGATATGTACTTTGCACCAGATAAAGAGATACCTACCTTCTACCGCCATAAGTGCCACACTGAGGTGTGTTTATTAAATATTGCGGAAACATACAATGGATCTGCTACACAAATTAAAGGTATAGAGTATTTAGAAAAAAAATTTAAAGAATTTGATCCATCTGGGGAAGTTTTGCGTCAGTTTTTTCGTTATTGGAACAAAACTCCAAGTGGTCTAGGATCTCCTTTGCGTCGTAAGGTCGATCCTTAAGCCAATCTAAACAATCCATTAATAAGAGTTCTCTACTATAATTTTTTTCAAATTCTTTGTAATTAATCGAAGTCTCTTGCATGATCGAGGATGTCATTGTGTTCTTCAGTTGTCATACTTATTTTTAGCAGTACTAAATATCCAATTAAATCATTTACTACATCCTCATCATTAGCTAATAGACCAGCTCCCTTCATAATTCGATTTAATTTATCATCAATACGAACTAATAACTGTTCTGTGGCTGAACATTTACTAAAGATTCTATTTGGTTGTAAAGCAGAATTACCATATTTTCTATTCTTATGAATTAGTAATTCTTTAATGTCATCACAAATAGTGCTAATTTTAAATTCTGTTTCATTCATTGTCATGTTCATCTCCAATACAATAGATGTATGAAACCTCAGTCTACTTCAAGTTACGACGTTGACAATCGTTATAGATTTTATAAGTCGTTAGATTCAAAACGTGACATAGATTCTTCAAGGCGTGGTGTAAGACCAGGTTTGGATGATAATAATTCTAAAAATTTTTTAAATGGTTTTATAGGAAGACTAAGGGATATGAATTTTCCAAGACAGATGATTGATTAACAGACAACTTTACCAATATGTGAAAATATATTTTTAAATCGTTCTGTCTGATTAAATCCCATATTAATTTCAGGTAAATATATAAAATATCCCCAGCTAATTGGTGATTCTAAACATTCAAATTTTTTCCCATGTATTAAATTAGCTCTATCTGTAGGAATACAAATAGGAAAATCCCACATTTCGGGACAGGTTCTTATCATCTCA